CTGAATTTCATCTCCTGCTCGATTAAAGCCTTGAGCAAGACCACGAGATATGTTTCCGATTCCTTCAAAGATTGCTTGAGGGCCTAAGAATACTGTGCGTGTTGTACCCTTGAAGCCAGACCAAAACCGACCTCTAAGCGTTTTATTAAACTTTTCAGTAGATACTCGCTGTGCTTCCTTTTGTGCATCAAGTTCTCTTTGGGCACGAGTAGTAGCATCAATTTGAGCCATTGCAGATACAAGTTTATTTTGTGGTACAGCACCATTTTTAGCAAGTGCGGTGACTAAGCCACTAGACATTTGAGGATTAGTCTTAAGCATCTGAAGTGCGTTGTATCCATCTTGACCAGGAGCCTGTTGTGCACCCTTTACAATATCTTCATAATCGGCTTGAGTCTGAGAAACGCTTCTTTCTTCGACACCAGTAATAGTCCAGTTGCCATTTTTATCTTTAGATACTCTAGGTGTTTGACTCATCCAAGCCTACCTTCACGCTCCATTGATTCAAGTACGCGGCGGATGTCTTGATTGCGAGGATTTTGTAAATACAAAGTTTGTAGTGCAGTAACTGCATCATCGAGTTCTCCAGGAACTGCCGTAGGCAGATTTAATTCTGACTCTGGTGAGCGTGAACCTATTGGCCTGTCTGGAAATTCAGTTGGTGCATTCAATGGTGTAATTGCTGGGCCTTGTGTAAGTGCTGCAAGTGAGGGTGCAGAAGGGGCAGACGGTGCATTAGGACCTGCCATTGCTGCACTCTGTTGCTGTTGCAACATTTCTTGTCCTTGGCCATAAGGCATACCTGAAATGTAACGTGCTGGTTGTGTACCAGATTGTCCATTGCCACCAGTTGCTGAGATGTTGGCAGGGTTATTCTGCGGTGCTGTTGGACGCATTCCGCCTCTATTTTCTGCCATTTATTTCTCCCTACTTAGTGTGCTTAAATTGTATTTTTGAGTGATACGGCGCAGCAGTAAATGCTGATAGTTTAGATGCTATCTCCATTGCTTCATAGGCATCGGCTCCAGCGTGGATTGCTCCTATTGCATACGCTGCGCCAGAACCTGCTGCGTAGACTCCATCAGCATTTCGACTAACCGATAGGTCGTCGTCAATGTCAAAGATTTCCCCACACACTGCAATCAGAAATTGAAAGCGTTGATCGGTCTTTGGTTCATCAAAGTTAAAACCATTTGATGATAGACACTTACGCAAAGAAGGCATTACCTTTGCAATCATAAAGTGGTAAAGGTCTTCTTTGTCTTGCTTAGTAGGAACTGGAGGTTCCCATATATGTTGTGCTACATCGCAAGGCAGGACTTCACCTGAACCAGCGATTAAAAAGTGTCCCCGTTCAGCAATCTTTTTTACATCAGGGTGTGAAAATATCTTTCCACTATCATCTGTAGTTTGACTGTCTGCAACAATAACGCAATCTTTTTCGTACTGTAATCCTATAATCGTTGTCATTGTCCCCTACCTTTTTACTGACGACGCATAGTGCGAACACTTGCAGATGCTTGTCCCTGACCTGAAAGGCTAGATAACAAACTCTGAAGTGCAGGTGGAGCCTCTTGAGGAATCTCTACTGGTGCACCTTCAACTGGTGCTTCTGTAGGAGCGCCTCCTGCTGGAACGCCTTCGGGAGCAGGGGACGGTTGCTCAACCATTTGTGGTGCCCCAGCAGGAGGAACTTGTTGCTGCGGAGCGAATGTGGCTTCAATGGCATCTTCTAATGCGACACCTTTTTGACGAGCCTTGATAACCGCAGCAATTTTACGGACCACCTCTGAAGCATCTTGTCCCTGAGTTGCCATTTGTGGAATAGCCTGTGAGAAGGCTGTAAGTGAACCAAGAAGCGAAGAACGCATCTGTTCAATTTCAATCTTTTCCAGTTCTTGTGTGACGTTAACTGTAAATGGTAGTTCACGCATAGCCATATCCTTAGAGATAAGACCGCCACCTAAAGCCTGTAGCATAAAGATAAGACCCTGTGCAGGGTTAAGACCAGCGAGCATTCCGTAGCGAACATCTGCTGAGTAGTCGCCCTTGATGTCTCTGCCTGGTCGGTATGTGATTTCGTAAGGTGAACCAGAGTCAACACCACGAATGGTCTTTTCTTCTGGATAGATTACTTCATCTACCTCAAAGCAGAGGCTAATAACATCGCGTAGGGCTGCAGCAAAGATTGCTTGAGCAGACTTAACTTGGGTATCGAATGCACCCATAAGCGCCTGTACGCCTTGTCCAGTGACGATAGAGGCATCAATGTTTCCAGTACGCGATTCTGGATAGCGTGTACCAACACGCAATTCTTGATTGAGTATTTCTTGCTCGGTGAATGCTCCTGCTGGAATGTTAAGTTCCACACGGCGTACACCTGCTGGGTTTGCTGTACGGATAACAGCGTCTCCACCAAGTTGTAGTTCCTGAACATCGTTAGGAAGTACGATTGGAGACTGGACAGATTTCTCTGCTGCTTCCATAGCAAGGAGTGCAAAGCGGTTACGTAGTAACTGGATGCCAAGGACGTCATCAAATTGTCCACGAAGTTCACCGTCAATAGATGGCTTACGTGCGACAACAATCATCATCTTACCAAGTGGGTTGTTAGCCTTTGAGAGAACTAAGTTGCCCTTTGTTGGAAGGAAGATGATTGACTGGTCTTTGTCGTAATAGCGAATCATTTCAACCTGAGCGTTGAGGTCTTGCTCGTAGCCGTAGCCACCAAGAAGTTCTCTTTCATACTCAGGAAATTGTGAAACAAGTTCGCCAAGGGTCATTACATATCGCTTAGCGAATGCAACGCAACGTCCGTAGCGGTCAAACTCTGGGTAAGCCCCAATTGGATTTTCTACGCGGATACGTGGCATTCTTGATTCTTCGTCTAATTCAATAATGAAAGGGACGAAACCGTAGGTGAGGTACCAGTCAGCACCTGAGTACATTTGTACTGCTAGGTCTGAGTGATTGAAGTAGTTAGAAGCAATTCGAGTACGCTTGTCTGCGAACTGACGTGCCTTATCTGATACCTGGTTCGCAGCAGAACAATTGACTGCTGGTAGTGGTGCCATAACCTCAGAGAGGTCACGTGCCACAATGTCAATAAAGTTTGCTACTACATTTGCATCTACGCCGTCGGGGAAGAAGTCAGGGTAGACTTCTGAAATCTTTCCTTTACGGACAGCAAGCACGTCAAGGTTGCGAGCATCGCGCTCATTGTTGCGGTAGCGCATAGACAGGACTCGCGCTGCAACCTGTTCCATTGATAGTGCCATTGTTATCCTAACGATTAAAGGGAAAAATTATTTAGATTTAGGAGAAAGTTTCTTTATGGTTTTTATTTTATTTGCAAGACCAGTGTTATCGCGTGTTCCAAGGATATTGTCAATAATGTCTTTATTAGAAAAGACAGGGTAAAACTCTTGTAATTTTGCTTTTATAGCAGGGTCAATAGACGCAACCTTCTTTTTGGCTTGCGTCATACGTGCCGCATAAGCCTTTGGGTCTATAGACTTTCCATTGATTTTTGGCATTTTGCTATCCTAACCGTATTGGTCTGCCCATTGTGAGGCAAACGCTTCATCTAAATTCAGTGAGCCACGTGTGGACATCTGCGCCCGTGTAGCCCATCGGTTTGTTTGGTACTGACCGACTCTGGTGCTTTGTTGCATCAACTCTCTGACGCGGATTACCGCAAACCATAGAGCCATCACAGTATCTGTGGGGTTTCGTGTATCTGGTTTCCAGGTAATCAACTGCTGTACCAAGGTCTTTAAGCCTTCAGAGCCTTCGTTGCTTGGTAGTTCAATCAAGTTGTTATCCTGGAAGCGTCCATCTCTGGTATTACCAAATAGGCTTGCCATAGATGCCACACCAAAAGATGTGTCCCACTTGTTCTTACCAGTAAAGTGTGAGTTCAACTGGCAGCCATACTGGGCTAGAAAGTTTCTCAAGTTCTCATCCAGGGCGTAAGCCTTCTGGTGGGCGTTAATTTCGATACGCAGTTCTTGAGGACGGTACTTATCCACCCACTCTTCAATTAAATCTTGAATCTTCTGAGGTGTAGGTTCTGTCATATTGACTGCATCTAAAACATAAATTTTGCCATCGGTTCGGTTGTATGTAATAACTACCGCACCTGTGGCACCTGCCATAGCAGGGTCAAGTCCGATTACCGTATACGTAGAGTCAGTGTGCTTAGGGTGTCCAGGAACCCCTGCCTTGAGTGGCCCACGCTTTCGCATTCCATTAACACTTCCTGCGACGCAGGTTGGTGAGAAGATGGAATCTTCTTGGACATCCTCTTGCTGGTAGACCATAGCCCAAACTGACGGTGCGACCTCAGAGCGTCTCGTAAAGAGAGAAGGTCCGTCCCACTTGGGAAAAAGTCCATTTTCATCCGCCCCATCAATTTCGTTTTCTTGCATATTAGACTTAGGCCAGAGCGTCTTCCAGTTCTCAGGCTTTTCGTCAAACTCTAGTACTGCTGGTTGTGAGAAGTAAGTGAAGGGGGATTTGCCACCCGACCACTGCCCTGGGTCACGAATCATCTTGTAGAGGTCTACGGCAGAGATTCGGGTGCCTACGATAACAAGTTTACCGTGACGACCTAGACGGGTGATAACTTCCTTCTGAATCCACTCAAGTTGCTTTTCCCACTCGTGAGCGTTGGAACCCATCACAACGTCATCTAGGATAATCAGGTCGGCACGAGCACCGTAAATCTGGGAACCAAATCCTAGGGCTTGGACCGTTGGGTCCTTTTCGCCTGAGTCTCTACCAGTACCTAGGTAAATCATATCGGCTGACCATTGGGTTGCATCTGCCTTGTAGCCACCGTTGGGGCCAAAGGCCACCTGTAACTTGGTATAGGCTGGGTGTGAAAGTCTGGTCTTGATTGCCCCTAGGAACTTACGAGCCATACCCTGAGTCTTAGAGACGATGATGACTCTAGCGTTCGGGTTGGTAACAATCTTGTGGACGACGTAGTTGGTCGTGATGACGGTTGACTTGGCGTGCTCAGGGGGTACGTTAATCAGAATACGGTTAAGGGCGCCAGGCTCGTAGGTCATCGCTGGGTGAATCCATCTTGGCTCGCGGCCTTCGATGATGTCATACCAGTCGAGGTGATGTTCAAAGAGGGGTGAGTCTAGGAACTGCTCACAGAAGTCGGGGAAGGGTATTTCCTTAATGTCCTTAAGGTCTGCCTTAACCCCTTTGCCCACAAGTCGGGCTTTCTCGGAGCGTTCCTTGAACTCAGGTGATTGCATCACCCATTGTCTGAAAGTCGTGTCATTACGGTTGACGGTAGCCATAGCACCAGTAATGGTGTTTCCCTGCTCAAGTTGGAGAAGTACCCGTTCCTGGGCTTCTATCTTGGAGAGGTCTTGCTTTCCTGCTTTGCGTCCCATAACATCCCATCCAGTCGCCCTCTGGAGAGGGTAAATATAACACCAATAACGCCTTTAGATTAACGGCATAACTCTGGCGCACTTCCTACGAAGTAGGTTCGATATTTATATATTATATCGAACGAGCGAAGCCCTAGCGAAGCGAAGTTCGCTAGAACTTTAATAGTTCTTGCTATATAAGATAACCCGTTCAAGTACCCAAAACCGAACATCGGTTTGGGATATATTTTATAAATAGTTGCCCTCTGGGGCAAAAGTGCTGTTCAGAGTATATATTGGGGGGTAACTTATAACAGAAAATTTTAGGGTGAGACATATATATCTTTGGTTTGTAGTCTTAAAGCACCCTGGCTCATAATCTCTGAGCCTTCTATATTTCCCTGAAGGGTAAAGCCTTTCAGAACTATGTTACTCGTAGGTAACCTACTCGCTGGTAACTTAATTATAACGTTCTGATATTATTAAAAGGTAAAATCTTTGGAATGTTACTATCTCCCCATATCAAATCCGAGGGGGTATATTCCTACTCATAAGTAACTTACTCACGGGTAACTTATCTAGAATCCTTTATCTATTTGTCGATAATTGGGGGAAGGTTCACGGGTTCCGCAAGTGTGACCGACATCACACGATTATCTATTGACACGCATATCTGCCCCCTGTAATGTTCTTCCTGTAGCCAAGGGAATCACCCCAAGGCACATAAGAACAGGAGAAGATATGACACGCAAGGACTTTCAACTTATCGCTGACGTTATGGCAGGATTATCAGCAGACTGGAAGACATCCTGGACAGACACAGTTAGCCTTAGCCTAGTAGCGGAAGAACTAGCCGATGCACTAGCAACTACCAATGAACGCTTCAATCGTGAGACATTTCTCACCGCTTGCGGGGTGAAGTGATGACAACATCTACCAACACGGGGGACTATGAAATCGAAGCGACGGGACTAGACATCTGATGGCCTACACAGTACACGGGGCATATGAGAACCCGAAGACGGCCAAGCAGTATGCGAGATTTACCTCTCGCCTAGATTATCAGACACAAGAAGAAGCCGAAGCACTAGCCGAAGCGTGGAAAGTAGAACGAGACTATAAATTTATATGGATTGAGGGGGGAAAGTAATGCGTGAGTTTATAGAGAAGGAAGCCGAGTTTATATTCGAGAAGATGCGCGAGAATATCGGGGACGCATATTGGCAGGGGAGACTTGACTCTCTCGCCGTAATACTAAAGAATCTACCAGAGGAGAAGAACTAATGTGCGAAGAGTTTAACGGATGGGCAAATCGTGAGACGTGGGCTATGAATCTATGGCTTGAAAATGACGAAGGAATCTACAATGAGATGAACGGATTGGTACGCGAGGAAGTCAAAGGACACGATGAAGGCGAGACGATTAACCCCTACTACCTAGGCGAAAGATTGAGGGAATGGGTGGAAGCCTTATTCGATTATGAAAATGTTATACATAATCGTGACCTGTTCTTAATGCTCACCGATGTCGGCTCACTCTATCGGGTGGAATGGCGAGAGATAGCGGGATACCGCTTAGAACTAGAAGAAGAATTGGATTCCTCTCTATCTC